CAACAGATCTTAATAAAATAGACAATGTCATTGTCTTAGGATTTGGGTTCGGTATTGGTTTTGAACCCGAACAAAGCTTATCTGGAATGATAGCAGATTCTATTCTTGAAGTTTGGATCAATTACAATAAGCTTGATTTAAGTTTAAGAAAAGATATAATTACTTTATCTGGAGAACAAAATAATACTATAGCGGGATTCACTGAATCAAGATATTTAATGGACACCAGATAATTATATATTGATTATTGCTATTCTTAAGTGATAACCTCATTCAATGTTGCTTTTTCATAAAGCAAATATTCTTAAATATATGCTGGATTGATGGGTAAAGCCATTGCAGATGGTATTATTAATACTAATTCCAACATGTCATATAATAGACGCGAAGCAGATTATTTCAAAGTAGCAATATTATATACAATTTAAGAATAAAATGCAGAAATAACAACAAATTAAGTTTTTAATTACACTGCAAATTAACTTAAATCATAAGATAGAACTAAAGCTCATATTTACTGGTACTAAGTACTATAAGCCAGATTTAGTGGATTTTGGTATGATATCTTTATTTTTATCTTTTTTGCTTTAACTTTCTTTTTCTTTTCAAGAGCTTGGGTTTTAAAATCAGCGGTATCTCTCCTTTTAGGAATCGGCACTTTATTTATTGGCATAATGATATAATGTAATAAAGAAGATGATAAATATAAAACCTTAAAAGATAGATCAAAAGTAGTTTAGTATATGCATGGAGTTATAACTGAAAGGTTAGTAACTACTTCTTACCCTATCAAAAGAAATTACAATGATAATTGTAAAACACTTTTTACTGTAGATCCTTTTATGAAGCTAGTTTTTATATAACTAATGAACTCTTTGAAAATAAAGAAAAGAAAATGTATTAATTAGGAGAATGCCTAATAATTGATCAAAACTCTTAGAATTTAAAACCATTCTTTTATAGCCCTAATGATATTCAAAATATCAGAGCAGGTTTAGAAGAGAGATAAGTAAATGTTAATAAAATTAACCCTACTAAAGCAGCTTTAAGAGACTTCTAAAATTCTTTGTAAGATATCAGATGTGATGTTTAGGAAGAGAAGATCTAAACTCTAGAAGAATTTTTACATGAAGTTGATGTTCATAAAAGACCTAATTACATTCAAGGTATTGATTATTTAGAGAATTCCACAAAACCTTAAATGTAAACTTTTAAATTATTTAGTAAAATGGAACCTACTTTACCTAAAATTGAAGAAATTAACTTTTTTGGATAACATAAAGTTAAAGCAGCACCTAGATTAATAAGTAACCCTACTTAAACAGCTATCGGTTACATTAATTTTATAGTAAGGATGCTATTGTCAGGATTTACTCATTGTTAACCAGGAATTACTCCAGGATAGAATTTAGGTTAATTAGCGGAGTAAATGAGATCTTCAGGCTATTTATATAGTATAGGAAGCGATTTCAAAGGATATGATGGTTCTATTTCACCAAGTTTAAAATAGATGGTCTTAGATTTTATTAAAGAAAATTTATCAAAGAATCTTATAAATTTGGTTTAGATTAAAATATTATTAACAGAATTGCTGATATAAATTTTAGAGC